CATGATAGGCTCTTACAACGAAACGTTGTCAACGATGTTCTCAAAGAACGTCAGAAACACTATTTCCGAGATCAAGGCTGACAAATATAAGGCTGTATTCTCAGATGTCTTCCCTGATGCTCATATCAAGCACGGCGACGGTGCTATGAATCTATGGTCTCTGGAAGGCGGCTACAACAACTACCTTGCCACATCGCCAACAGGTACGGCAACGGGCTTCGGATGCACTCTCATGATCATCGACGATCTCATCAAGAATGCAGAGGAAGCCAACAACGAGAACACAAAGCAGAAGCATTGGGAATGGTTCACGAACACAATGCTCAGCCGCCGAGAAGAAGGCGCAAAGGTCATTATTATCATGACACGCTGGGCTTCTGATGATCTTGCAGGCCGTTATCTTGATTTCTGCAAGGCTGAGAGAATTCCTTACAGGCACATCTGCATGAAAGCCTATGATAAGGAAACAGATACAATGCTTTGTCCTGATATCCTGAGCCTTGAAAGCTATCAGGCAACTATCAAGGCAATGGGAGCTGATATCGCCAGTGCGAACTACCAGCAGGAGCCTATTGATATCAAGGGCAGACTGTACACTTCCTTCAAGACCTACACGGAGCTTCCACCACACTTCGAGGGCATATTCAGTTATACTGATACCGCTGACGAAGGCGACGACTGGCTTTGTTCCATCATCTGGGGAGTATATCAGCGAGAAGCATATATCCTTGACGTGTACTTCACCAAAGATCCGATGGAGATAACCGAGCCTGAGACTGCAAGGCGACACAAAGACTATAACGTTAACCTCGCTCATATCGAATCCAACAACGGCGGCCGTGGATATGCAAGGAACGTGGAGCGCATCTCTAAGGAGCAGTTAAACAATTACCGTACCGTCTGGACATGGTTTCATCAGTCTGCAAACAAGAAGGCAAGAATAATCACTCATTCCACCTGGGTGATGCAGCATATTTACTTTCCTGTGAACTGGCGTGATCGCTTCCCTGAGTACTTTGAAGCAATGAACAGATACCAGCGTGACGGTAAGAACGCCCATGACGATGCTCCTGATGCTACAACGGGAGTTGTGGAAACTATACTCAGGACTTCAAAGGTCGGCACATCAAAACTGAGAGGATGATAAAATGCCATTTTTACTTAAAGATATCTCGGAGGTGACTCCTCAGAAGATATGCGAGTATATCAAGATGCACAGAACGAATCTGAGCTCACGTTATCAGCGACTTAAAGACTACTATACAGGCAAGCACGACATCCTGCTCCGCCGTCCTAAGAGGAAAGATGATCCATGTAATAACATTGTCTGCAACTATGCTAAGTACATAACAGATGTCGGCTCAGGCTTTCTGATCGGCGAGCCTATCTCTTATCAGTCAGAGGACAGCGACCTCACGGATCTGCTTGAATGGTACAGGAAAGCGGAAGTAGATGTTCAGGACAGTGACAATGCAGAGGATCAGTCTATTTACGGCGTTGCCTATGAACTTGTTTATATGTCTTCGGACGATTCCCCGACACCGAAGACAGCAAGCATACATCCGTCTCAGGGCTTTGTGATATACAACAATACAGTTGAACTGCTGCCTATCGCAGGTGTTTACTATCACGAGACAAGAGATACAGTAACACAGCAGGTCAATGGCTATGATGCGGAGATAAGCACAGATAAGCAGTACATCCGCTTCCACCTGACTACCGACTATGCTCTTGACGGTGAAGTAACTACAGAAGGAAACCCCTTCGGAATGGTAACACTCATCGAGATCTACAACAACAGATTCCACCAGGGCGACTTCGAGCAGCTCATAAGTCTGATAAACGGCTACAACAAGCAGCAGTCAAACCGTGTCGATGATAAAGAAGAGTTTGTCAATTCACTCATGGTTTTGAAAGGTCAGACGCTCGGCTACTCCGATGATGAGCGTTCGGAAACATACAAAGACATCAAGGAAAACGGCGTTATGGAACTGACACCTGAATCGGATGTTTCATTCCTGACAAGGCAGGCGGATCAGCAAGGCGACCAGCTCCTTGCAGAATCACTTGCAAAGGACATTCACAAGTTCTCATACATCCCTGACCTGACAGATGAGCATTTCGCAGCGAACGTTTCAGGAGTGGCTATGCAGTTCAAGCTCTGGGGACTGATGCAGCTCATGAAAAAGAAGGAGCGCTACATCAAGGAAGGCCTGAGATATCGTATAAAGTTATTCTCAGCAATACTTGCTATCACAGGAAAGAAGCCTGTTGACGTTGAAAATGTAACAATAACGATTACAAGGAATCTTCCAAAGAACCTTGTCGAACTTGCACAGGTAATAGGAAATCTTTCGGGCATATGCAGCAACGAGACACTTGTCGCTCAGCTCCCCTTCGTCGAGGATCCTGAGCAGGAAGTCAAGAAGGCAGCAGAGGAAAAGCGACAGGCAATGGATGAGCAGTTCGTGATGTCGACAGCTGCTGTAACTCAGAACAATGACACAGAATGAGCAGTACTGGATTGACCGAGCCAACAGGCGCATGGATAATTATACATTGTCCGCTATTGCACAAGCAACAATTATTAATCGCTCATATAACGAATTGTGCAATTATGTGCAATCAGAAATAGCAAAGATTCTGAAGCACTCAGGAGGCCCTGACACGCTTGCTTATGAATACCGCATAAAACGGTTAACTGCTCTTTTAGAGCGCACAAATAAGCGTATGCAGCGCTTATATGGTGTGAATCTCGGCGATACAACAGGATTCCTGAAAAGAATCATCCCCGAAGCGTATTATCATACGATATTTGATATCGCACAGGGAACAGGCGTTCAGCCGATGTTCTCGGCGGTCAATCCTCGGCTGATAGATAAGATCATTAACGAAGATTGGAGCGGTCAGAACTATTCAAAGCGCATATGGAGTAATACAAATGCACTTGCAGATCAGATACGTGTTGTATTAACTGAGGCAGCAATGAGCGGAGAGAGTATATACAAGACCTCCAGAAAGCTCTCTGAGGCCTTTAATACAGCCGCTTACAATAGTCAACGTCTTATACGTACTGAGACAACATACGCCTGTAATCAAGCGGAAATGCTGTCATATAAGGAACTTGACATAGACCGTTATGAATTTGTTGCAACGCTTGATACACGTACATCAACGATATGCCAAAAGCTCGACGGTAAGATCTTCGAGACAAAGGATGCAAAGGCTGGCACAAACCTTCCGGCAATGCATCCAAACTGCCGAAGTACGACGATAGCTTACTTCGAGGACGGAATGCCTGATATCCGCATTGCAAAGGACAAGGACGGCAAGAACATCAAAGTACCTGCAAGCATGACATATGACGAGTGGTACGACAAGTATATCAAGCCCACAGAGGGCGAGAAAAGCCCACAGAAGCCACCGAAAGCACAGCCTGGTAAATCTGTCCCAGTAGAGATACCAGCTCCACAGGGCGCAGACAGTGGCTATACAGACGTTAAAATTCCGAAAAGAGGTAAATAATCATGGATGAAAAAGCATTACAGATCGTCAGAGATTACATCGCAGCACATCTCGACAAGTCGGATCCGACACCGGAGTTTGAGGTCTACACAGTATGGAAGGTCAAGGCTCTCCAGAACTGGAAGTATCTGCTTGCAAGCACTCTTCCCGACGGTATGTACTATGAGCTGACATACAACGGCAACAAGCACGAATGGTATCTCGACGCTTACAAGAAGTTCGAGAACGTTGTGATAAAGGAAGGTGAGTAAAATGTATACAAGAAGAGAGTTCAATAAAAGTGAGGTAGCATTGAGCAACGAAATCAAGTCAAAGCTCATTGAAGTTGAAAGATTGCTCGATAAGCTGCCGAACTGCCGTGAACTGTATGTTCAGAAGCAGTGCATGAGCTGCGAATGAGCACCATTCGGGCGACGGCCTTTAAAACGGAAGTCCACTCAGACGTTAAATGGAGGTAATCACATGAAAGAATTTTTAAGAATCCCGATGCAGTTTTTCGCTGAGGAAGGCGACGGAGGTACACAGCCAGCAGGGACAGGAGTTTCGGCAGACGGCGGTACACCGGGTACGTCATCAGCGCCACAGGGAACAGAACCGCAGAAAACTGAACCTGCTCCGGCTGACAAGACGTTCTCCCAGGCAGACGTTGATAAGATAGTCGCTGAGAGGTTAGCAAGACAGCAGAAGAAGTTTGACGCAGAAAAAGAAGAAGCTGCTAAGCTTGCAAAAATGAATGCTGATCAGAAAGCAGAGTACGCAGCTAAGAAGCGTGAGGAAGAACTTGCAGCTCGTGAGAAGTCAATAGCCGAGAAGGAACTGAGATATACAGCACTTGGTATTCTTGAAGAGAGCAAGCTTCCAGCATCTTTAGTTGACTGCCTGAATTTGAGTTCAGCTGACACTTGCAACGCATCAATCGAAGCACTTAAGAAGGCGTGGCCTGAGGCTGTAACAGCCGCAGTGAACAACGCACTTCGCAGTAACAATCCGCCACCTTACAGCGGCGGCAATACACAGAAAGATGCTTTCCTCGCAGGATTTGAGGAAGGCTGAGAAAGCGAGGTAAACTATGGCAGTAAATCTTACAACCAGATTTTCTGGCAAAGTTGATGAAGTAATCAATAACGGTGCTCTTTCAACACCATCTATCAACAAAGACTACGACTTCGTAGGCGCAAAAACAGTAAAGGTATATGCATTCGGCACTGTACCGCTTAATGACTACAACCGCACAGGCTCCAACCGCTACGGCACACCACAGGAGCTTCAGGACACAACTCAGGAGCTCACAATGACACAGGACAAGAGCTTCACATTCACTATCGATAAAGGCAACGCTACAGACACCGAACCTGGTGTGCGTGAGGCAGGCAAGCAGCTCAGACGTGAGACAGATCTTGAGATCATTCCTGCACTTGACCTTTACAGATTTACAAAGATCGCAGTAGGAGCAGGCCACAAGTTCTACGCTGCTACAGCGCTGACATCTTCAACAGCTTATGAGGCATTCCTTGATGCTAATCAGGCTATCGATGACGAGGACGTACCTGCAACAGGCAGAATCTGTAATGCAAGTCCGGCATTCCTTAATCTTATTAAGCAGGATAAAAACTTTATCAAGGCTGGCGATCTCTCACAGAGAACACTCTTTACAGGACAGATCGGCGAGATTGACGGCGTGGCTATCATCAAGGTACCTGCAAAGAGACTTCCTGCCGGACTTTTTTTTGAAATCACTCATCCTATGGCTTGCACAGCACCTGTCAAGATCAATGAGTACAAGCTGCACCAGGATCCTCCGGGCCTCTCTGGTATGCTCGCCGAGGGCCGTGTATATCATGACGCTTTCATCCTTGGTAACAAGGCTCGCATGATCTCCGCTTACTACGGCGGCGGTGAGAACGCTCTGAAGCTTACAGCGGCAGCAGGCTCATCCGCAACAACATCAAAGGTCACTATAAACGGCAACACAGCAGGCGGCACACTTGTATATAAGGGCGACTACGCATCAGAAGCTACAGCCAAGACAGGCGTTGCTATCGGAACAAACGTAAGCAGCTGGACAGCATTCCCTTCAAATGGTGTTGTTACAACAGCAAGCGGTAAGTATATCGCTGTAGCAGTTAAGGACGCTGACAACAAGGTCGTTGCATCCGGTGTTGTGGCTGCTGCTGTAGGTTCATAATCATGCTTGACAGGCTCTTAGTACTGTTAGGCAATCCGTGTGAATGTGAGGCAGAGGCAGCTGAAACCTGTCTGAGTATGGCGGAATCTGCTGTACTCGACTACATAGGCAGGGATGTACTCCCGAAGGGCGCTGAGAGCATCGCTATCAAGCTTGCTGTTATCTACTATAACAGATTAGGCAATGAAGGCGAGGTATCACGCTCTGAGGGTGGTATCTCTCAGAGCTTCAGCACTGACATTCCTATGGATATACAGCGGCAATTATGGAACTATCCTCGAAAGGTAGGTGTTATTCACAGTGAGACTGTCGAGGAATAAGATGCGGCCTGTGTTTATCTTCAAAATGGTTGATGCTCCTTCCGATTACGTCGGTACGGAGAGAAAGATAGACCTTGTAGGACGCTTTAACTGTATTGTTGAAACAAAAACGGAAGAAAAAACCGAAAACGGAACAACATCAAAGCAGAAAACAGTAATTCTGACAGTGCCAAACGGCTATCACTTCAAAGTTGGATTCATGGCATCGCTTGAAAGCTGCGATAAGCCCAACTTAGAACTGAAGGAGCTTGTTGGTAAATACACGTCACATTCTGTTTTTAAGTGTGTATCATGGAAATAAGTTTCAGAGTTGAGGGCTTGCAGCATCTCCAGAGGAAGCTCGAAACAATCAAGAACCTTGAACGTGATCCGAGAGTTAATCAGCTTCTTGGCCGTGGAGCTGCACATATTCAGTCAGCGGTCAAGCTGTTGACACCTGTTGATACTGGAAATCTTAAAAATAAGATCATAGCACAGCAGGAGAAGTTCATGCAATGGGTTGTTGAGACCAATGTCGAATATGCGATTTTTGTTGAGTTCGGCACCGGCAAGCTTGGCTCCGCTTCCGTACCACACACAAACAAAGAGAGTTGGACATATTACTCAGAAAAGCTGAAACGTTTTGTTACAACTCACGGTCAAAAGCCTGCATCTATGTTCCGTGATGGTTTCATTCAGTCATACAGACAGGCATATCAAATAATTAAAGTTGAAGTGGAGGAGATAATCAGAAATGCTTGACGTATTAAAGAAAATATCGAATCTGCTTGAAGGCTTAGCGCCTGTCGAATTGGCAGGCTCTGAAGCTGAGCTGAAACTCCCATCAATTTACCTTACTGCAATATCAAATCGGCCTGATGTCAGCTTTGATCACAAAGACTTCCTGACAGCTATGCAATATCAGATCGATATTTATGCGGAACATCCGCAGAAATGCATAGAAATGGCGCAGGCAGTCGATGAGATAATGCAGTGTGAAGGCTGGACACGGAGTAACGGTTTACTCTTAGGAAGACAGCGTTATACACTGACTTACAGAGCGTTAGTCAGCGAAAAATACTCTACATATAAGGAGTGATAAAATGAGCGAATTCAACAGCAAAGGCACGATTCTCAGCGTTGCAACAGTTCCCACAGGAAGCGCTGAGCCGTCATATAAAAAGCTTTACGGACTGTTTACCGTCCCCGAAATGGGCGGCACTCCGGAGCTTATCGATGTAACAAACCTTGAAGACAGCATAAAGAGAAACATCCTCGGCATCCAGGACACAGGAACACTTGATTTCGAGTTCTACGCAACAGAGGATGAGACAGACACCACCGAACAGGTGCGTGATACCTGGAATATCCTGAGAGGATATCAGACAGCGGACACACTTCTCATGTGGAAGCTTGAATATCCTGACGGCGAGGGCTTCACCTGGAAGGGCAAGTGTTCAGTGCGTCGCCAGAGTGTAGGCGTTAACCAGGCTATCAAGTTTACACTGACAGTTGGTCTCGATTCCCCTCTCGAAGACCTTTAAAGGAGTGACCGCATGATGAAACCATATGAAGTTTTAACAGTTTGCGGCAGTGAGTATAAATTCAAGCTCACTACCGCAAATGCGGTCAAGCTTGAAGCTGAGCTGAAAACAGACCTTCTCAGAGGCCTTGAAAGGCTCGGAGAGATAGGCGTACTCGCAAAGTATTACTATTATGCAGCTGTCAGCCTCAATGACAGCATAAACAAGATAGACGATATCTATCAGCTTTTCGATGATTTTATTACCGACGGCGGCACTTATAGCCAGCTCCAGGATCTTGTCATTGAGATCATGCTCACTTCGGGCATCTTGTCGAAAGAGGCATACGACACAACAAAAAAACTGACAGAGGAACAGAAAACAGCGTTACAGAAGTTACTGAACTGATGTATCGCAAGGCTCTTGAAGTCGGCATATATCCTTCTGAGTTCTGGGATATGACGCTTCGGGAGGTTCGAGACACCGTAAACTCACGAATCAGGCAGAAAAATGATGAAATCTATACTCTGTCAGGAATGATCAGAGTTGCGGTGCTTTCTGCTTTCTCAGCAGATGTTCGGTTTCCTGCTCCTCCTGATCAGGAGGAAAAGCAAGGAGACTGGAAGAACTCATACAAGTATATGAAAGCACTTCAAAAAATTCATAAAGGAGGTGCGTAAATGGGAATTACAACAGATGAGCTGAGGATCCTGCTCAGAGTTAACGGCACATCAAGCTATGTTAATCAGATGCAGCAGGTAACACGTGCAACAGGCGGCTTTGATAACGCAGCCGGGAAGCTTATATCAACGCTTGCAAGGCTCGTTTCTATCGGTGCAATAGTGCGTTTTGGCAAACAGTGCATAGACGCTGCTTCAGATCTTCAGGAGGTTGCAAACGTTATGAACGTAACCTTCGGTGATAGTGCGGTGATTGTTGACAGATGGGCTAAGACACAGGCAGCAAGCTTCGGACTTTCTGAGACAGCTGCAAAGCGATACATCGGAACATATGGAACGATGGCTACACAGTTCGGCTTTACCAGGGAGCAGGCCGCAAGCATGGGAATTGAACTTGCAAAGCTGACAGGTGATGTCGCAAGTTTTTACAACATTGACGATAAGCTTGCATCTATCAAGTTAAAATCCATTTTTACAGGTGAAACAGAAACCTTAAAAGACCTCGGTGTTGTTATGACACAGGCTCAGCTTGACGCTTACGCTCTGGAAAAGGGCATAGGCAGAACAACAAAGCAGATGTCAGAGAACGAAAAAGTCGCTCTCAGATACAGCTTTGTAATGGATAAGCTCAGTCACACACAGGGAGACTTCGCAAGGACCTCGGACGGATGGGCGAACAGCACAAGAACTTTAAGTCTGAACCTTGAAAATCTGAAAATACAGATAGGAAATGAGCTCCTTCCTGTTGCAGGTCAGGGCTTGGCAGCTATCAACACAGGTTTACAGATGTTATCCCCTGTTCTTGTCAACGTTGCAAAAACCGTGAGATTTTACGGCGAAGCATGGAAGAACGCCTCTGATCAGACTAAGGGACTTGTAAAAGCATCAGTATCGATATTCGCTATAATGGCCGTAGCACCTCGTATAATCGCTCTTGTAAGAGCAGGGGTAAGATTACTCTCAATGGAAATTGTGACGTTAGGCGGCGCTCTGAAAGCAACTATGGGCATCCTCGGCATCGTTCTCGGAGCAATTGCATTCAAGCAGCTCACGGACCAGATGAAGGAGCTGAAAAAGGCTTCCGAAACCGCTGAGAGTATATCTGATATCGGAACAAGTGCAGAAACAAGCTCAAATGCTGTTGACGATCTCTCAGAAGCTATGAATGGCTTAGGCAGTGCAACAGAGGGCCTTGATACCTTCCTGGCTTCGTTTGACGAAGTCAACAAGGTAGGCGGCAACAACAGCCTGATGTCAAATCTTGTAAATACTGAGGACATGTCAAATATCCTCGGCGTGGCTGACGGTATCGGAGATATCAGCAACATGGTTGATCAGCTCAACACAACAATGTCTGAGCTCTCAATGCCTGAGCTCTCAATGCCTGATCTGAGCAAGGGTACACTTCTGGATCCAGCATGGTGGCAGCAGAAATGGGAACTTGTGAAAGGCTTCTTCAGCACATTTTTCAACGGTGAGTGGAAGGCGAACTGGAATCTCGGATTTGATATGATTGGCAAGTGGTTCGAGGAAAAGTTCCCGAAGTGGTCAGCGTTCTGGGAAGGAGCAGGTGCTCAGTGGGCGGACACCTTACAGCCAGTACAAGCTGCACTTGAAAAAGTAAGTGGTCTTTTAGACAGCGTATGGCAGAAATTTGAAGACAGTGACTGGCCTAACTTTTGGGAAGGCATCGGCGAAGATTTAGCTGACAAGCACTGGGATAAAACAAGATCTCGCAGCTGGGGCCATAAACGCTATGCTTCAGGTGGATATCCGAACAAAGGCTCACTGTTTATAGCAGGTGAGACCGGTCCTGAGCTGATAAGCAACTTTGGAAGCTCACAAACTAAGGTTGTAAATCAGTTTCAGACCAACAACAGCACCACTCAGGAACAGCCTATAATGTTCCAGCCTGTTATCCAGATAGACGGCCGCAAAATAACAGCAGTCGTAGTTGATAACATCAACAATACGACACGGTCAAGCGGTAAGTCTCCGCTTATAGAGTTAGGAGGATAAGCAATGCTAAAGATAGGCAACACAGACCTTCCTACACCGAAAAGCGTGAATTATTCGCAAAATAAGATATGGTCGCAGAACACCGGCAGACTTGATAACGGCTACTTCGTCGGCGAGCTCATAGCGATCAAGAAAAAATACGAAGTCACATTTCCTCCGCTCAGCCCTGCTCAGCTGACAACAGTCAGATCGGCGGTCAACGGAGAGTTTGAAACGGTTCAGATAACCAATGCGGAAGGCGGCACAGATTCAGTGACCGCATACTTCGGAGATCTGACCGTAGAATCATATTCGTGGCATAACGGCATAAAATACGCTATAAATGCCAGTGTATCAATCATAGAGAGGTGATAGTATATGCTTCCTGTAAACGGCAATGTGAACGCAATGCCCAGAAAAGTCAGCTGTAAGCTGGTCATAGGCGGTAATACTATCACCGACGTTAAACTGCTGACTTACAACTCGGACTGGAGCGGTGATATTACCATCGGTCAGGTTGTTTCGTCATATATTAATGCAACTATTCCGACACCGGGCTTCTCTCTGACTGGCGCTAACGTCTCGCACAGTATGGGCATAGGCACTCCTGCGGAGTGGGTTGCAATCGGACAGTATACCGTGGATAAAAACAGCATACGAACAAGGCAGGGTTATACGTCTTTCTCGGCCTATGATAAGCTGCACGATACTGTCAACACATATACTGCTAATGCCGCATACTCTGAGACCTTGCAGGGCCTGTGCAATGATGTATGTAATCAGATAGGCATCGGAACTGTGGGAAATCTCGGCAATATCGGAGCAATAGCAGTAGAAAAGGAAAGTCTCAACGGCTATACGCTGAGAGATGTTCTCGGCTTCGTGGCTGCACTCTGCGGCAAGAATGCATATCTTGATGCAAGCAATAATCTTGTCCTGAAATGGTTCACGTCCACAAGCTACACGGCCGACAACACAAGAGCCAATGTCCCTTACGTCGGGGAGAATGACTGTACAGTCGGC